ATGACAGTGGCAAGGTGGTTATAACCAAACGGTCTAAATTAGCAGTTTTTAATAAAGTAAGTTAAAATAGAGGATAATAAAATGTTAGCCAACCAATCCGGAGCAAGCATTGAAGAAAGTGTTGCAAAAATGCGAGAGCAGCGACAACCAGCCGAACAACCAGACCCCGTTGATAGCGAGATAACTGGTGGCACTGATGAGGCAACAGTAACCGAGCCTCAGACTGAAACCGATAGCTATGAGCTTGAGGCGGAAGTAGATGGTGAGATTGTTCAAGATGATACAGGCGAAGAAATAGAGGCACCCCAGTCTTACACCGTAAAAGTTAACGGTGAGGAGATGGAGGTCAACCTTGATGAGCTACGTTCTGGCTATCAACGAGATCAAGACTACCGCAAGAAGACAATGGATTTAGCAGAACAGCGCAAGACGGTTGAAGCGGAGAACGCCGCCGTTGCTGAACGAGTAGCTAAACTAGAGTCTTTGATAGGCGAGACTGAGCAATCAATAGATTGGCAGACTCTACAAGATACAGACCCGCATGAGTACATACGGCTTCAAAAGCTGCAAGAGGAGCGCAAGACCACGTTAGAATCTGAGCAGGCTAAACAGGCTGACCAGTTTAATAAACAACGTGAGGCGCTAATTGCAGGAGAGACTAAGAAGCTAGCAGAGCATATGGGGCCAACTTGGATTGATGATAAGCGTACAAAGACTTTCGAGGAAGCTACCGCATATCTAGATTCAATGGGTGTATCACAAGAGGAAGCCGCTACATTTATTGACTCACGACTTTGGAAAATGATCTTTGATGCGACTGAATATCAGAAGCTCAAAGGTAATAAGGCCAAGGTTAGTGAGGAAATCAGGACAGCGCCTAAATCAGTGAAACCAGGCTCACAGCGCAGAGCTAAGCCTAGCGAGATTGATTCAGCTAGAGCGCGGCTACAAGGTTCAACTAAGACAAACGAACTTGATAACGCTGTGGCATTAATGAAAGCTAAACGAGGCAAAAAATAATGACACAACCAGCAGATACATTTAGTTCATATGACGCAGTGGGTAACGCAGAAGACGTTTCCGACACTATTTACAATATATCCCCAACAGCTACGCCTTTTATGTCCGGCATTGCCAAAGGTAACGCAACCGCTACCTATCACGAGTGGCAAACAGATGAAATTTCTGATGCAGCGACTAATGCCCACATTGAGGGCGACGACGCGACGACTACGGCTTCAGTGCCGACTGTCAATCTGGGTAACTATACGCAAATTGCTAGTAAAGTTCCTCGCGTTACCGGTACGCAGCGCTCAAATGCTTCGTATGGTCGCGGCGATGAAATGGACTACCAAGTTGCAAAGCAGGGTAAGGCAATCAAGCGAGATATGGAGTTTGACTTACTTGCTAACAATGCACAGGTAGCCGGTAACGATACTACCGCTCGTGAGTTAGCCGGTGTTGAATCGTGGATTGCTACTAACACCTCAGCAGGTGTAGGCGGTGCAGACCCAACTGGTGACGGTACTGACGCACGTACAGACGGCACGCAGCGTGCTTTCTCAGAATCTGACCTTAAAGATGTATTGGCAGCATGTGCAGACGAAGGCGGCGAGCCAGATACAATCATGGTTGGCTCATTCAACAAACAGGCTGCTTCAGCATTCTCAGGCAACGCTACCCGAACAACTGACTCAAGTGACCAAGCGCTTAAAACCGCAGTTCATTTGTATGTTAGCGACTTCGGAGAGCTTCAGATTAAATACAACCGCTTCTCGCGTAGTCGTTCTGCATTGGTTCTTGATATGAGCCAATGGAGTCTTGATACATTGCGAGACTTTACCACTTGGGACTTAGCTAAAACTGGTGACACGGATCGTAAGCAGTTGCTGTGTGAATACACTTTGAAAGCTGGTAACGAGAAAGCAAGCGGTATTATTGCTGACTTAACTACTTCTTGATAGATATGGGGCTAACGCCCCTTTTTGGAGTTTAAAAATGTCTGAAGAAAAGAACGAACGCCGTATAAAGGTTTTAACACGGCAGAATATTTATGTGGCAGGATCAGCGGGTAAGCCGGTCAAGGTTAAAAAAGGGATGTTGGTCTTGCTGGGTGAAGATGAAATAGATCATTTTGAAGGTGCAGTAACCCGCGACATCCCAAAAGTCAAGAAAGGTGAAGAAGCCTTAGTCGAATTTAAGCGAGGTGGGTAATGGGTACATTTAATCTAAACAAAGTAGTGTTAACGGCTGCCATTGTAGATGTTAGTACAGCAGGGCAAGTCTACATTCCAATCCCTGAAGAGTTTGACGGCGAAGTTGTTGAAATCCGTACAGTTCTAAATGGGGCTATTGGTACGGCAGATGCAGTGATTACGCCAAAGATTGGAGGCGTAGCAATGACTAATGGCGCTGTAACTGTTGCGTTTAGTGGCTCTGCGGCTGGTGACGTTGATACTTCTCGACCAAGTGGGGCAAATGCTGTTGCAGCAGGCGGCTCTATTGAAATCGAGACAGGCGGCGCATCCACTAACGCAGTATCTCTATTTGTGACGGTGGTTATTAAACGATGAAAAAAAGGCTCTTAGACTCAATAGATGGTGTTGATACATATCACATGTATGATGCTGAGAATAATAAAACTATTATTCAGACTGTTCAGGATGTAGAGCCGATTCTTTCTATTAACGCTCGCGCACTTAGCAATTCCGACAAGAACTGGAAGGGCGATATGCATCATGTCGCTTCAGTTCCAACGGTAGTTTGGGAGGAATGGTGGCGTGAATTTGGAGGAGACCCGTTCTCCAAAGAAAACAGGCCTAAATTAATCGCTAAGCTCAATAATAAAGATTGGTGCAAGCTCAGAACTAAAGAAGGGCGCGTATAATGGCACTATCCACGTATGCAGATTTAAAAGCGGCTGTGATTCGTTTCGCAGGCCGCGATGATTTAACAGATTCACTTGATGACTTTATCTTGCTGACTGAAGAGTCAATGTATTCCAACGAGGTCGCACCATTGCGGCTTAGAGGTTTGGAAGCATCCACTACACTACAGACAGTGGCAGGCACAAACTCAGTAGCAATGCCAGCGGATTACTTGGAAGTAAGGTCAATCGCACTTAACTCAGGCGGTGTAGAGCGTGAGATGTTCTACAATTCACCTTCAGCTATACCTAAGAAAGCAGGAAGCGGCATACCTGTTTACTTTACCGTTGAGGGTAGCAACTTGATATTTGATGTTACCCCAGACTCAGTATATGACATCGAGTTTTCATACTATGGCAAAGCAACAGCGTTAAGCTCTAGCAATCAAACCAACTTTGTATTGACTAACCATTCCAGCATCTATTTAAGCGGCTGCCTTAGCTTCTTGAATGACTACACTGGTGAAGATGAGAAGTCAGAGTACCAGTTTGGCAAGATGATCAGAGCTATAAAAGGCGCTATCCGTAACGATAATTCAGGCCGTTACCCTAACGCTCAAGCAAGGGTGCGCGGGAGTACACCTTAATGCCTAGCCAGTTCAAAACTGTAGACTATCCGGCGGTTGGTGCTTCGTATCAATCGCCATCATTGCCTGCCTCAGCACAGCGATTAGTTAACATGTACCCTGAAGCAGTAGAGAATGGGCTAGTTAACGTTGCAGCACATACCTTTCCAGGCTTAAAGCGTGAGCTATCCGGCAACTCAGGTGAGTTTGACCGAGGCGTTCATGTATTTAAGGGCAATCTATACCAAGTAGCAGGCTCACAACTGTATTTGGTCTCTAGTGGCTACGTTCGCACAGCTATCGGCTCAATCGCTGGCACAGGGCGTGTGAGCATAGCTAACAACGGTACTACAATGGTCATTGTTACGGGCGGCAATGGTGAATACACCTATGACGGCACGACTTTCACATCTACTACACTAGGCCAGAATCCCAGCAATGTTGAGTATCTTAATAATCAGTTCTTTTATGATGACGATGACGGTCGTGTTGGCGTATCTTCCATTGGAGGAACCACAGTACCAAGCGGAAACTACTTTACTCCTGAGTCTAATCCTGATGACCTAGTTAGAACATACGTTTTCAACCAGTTTATCTATGTGTATGGCGAAAAGACTATCGAGCCGTGGCAACCATCGGTAGGACTACCACCTGTCCAGCGCATGAATGGTGCAATCGTTGAGAATGTAGGCTTAGCCGGTAAGGATGCTATCAGCAATACTGAGTCAGCTATGTACTTTGTCTCTGATACGGGTGACGCTTATCAATTGCAGGGCTTTACACCTAAAACTATCTCAACAGTAGCAATAGCTAACTCATGGCGCGGCTATACATGGTCAGATGCTATTGTTAATACGGTTGATTTACTTTCATTAGACTTTGTTATCTTCTCATTCCCGACTGATCTAAAAACTTGGGCATACGTTGAGCAATACGGGTTATGGTTTGAATTGGAACATGGCACTGCGGCTGAGAGATGGAAAGGCAATTCAATCATTGAAGCCTATGGAAAGAATACCGTTGCAGACTACGCAACAGGCAATATCTACACATTGGACGCTGACACCTATACCGACAATGATGCAACTACAGTACGTGAACGAATCTTTGCGCCGTTGGCAGGTGAGAAGTTTGGAAAGCCCCGCCAAATGATGCAAATGACCGAGTTTGGTCTAAGCGTTGAGACTGGATTGGGTAACCCTACCGAGATTGAGCCATTAATTGCTATTTCGTTCTCTACAGACGGTGGTAAATCGTTCTCTAATGAGCGATTCAAGCAGATTGGCCAGGAAGGTGAGTACCTAAAAGACGTAAAAGTTAATACCAACCAGCACTTTAAGGACTTGACAGTTAAGTTACGCTATACTGAGCCTAACAAATTCAGCTTATTTACTAGCTATATTCAGATCAGAGAGGCAGGCCGTCAATGAGTCAGGTCAATAACCTTACATACCTGAACAAGATACGGCCACCACAGCTAAGAGAGAGTGGTTTAGATAGGTATTTTGCAGATGTAGAGCTATGGATTAAACAGGTTTACGACCATTTGAACGGCGTTAATGATACTAAGTCTTACACAGTAGCAGAGCTGGCAGACATACCAGCTTCAGACTATGACCCAGCTTCAACAGGGCATGGTTCTTTTGTGTATATATCAGATGAAACAGGCGGCGCACAGATGGCCTTTAGTGATGGTACAAACTGGCGCAGATTT